GTGAAGCAGCTGGTAAGCCAGTAAAGCCAATTGAGGCTTGGACTGAAACCATTGCGGACGTGGTTGTCGGTGAAGCAAACCCAAAAGTTATCCAGTCGGAAGTCTCAGCAGAATAGTTTGGGAGATAGCCCTGGCAACGGGGCTATCACCAAACGAATTTGAATCAGCCGAGGACATTCTGACCGTGATCGAGATAATGGAAAGGCGCGGCAATGGCAAGTGAAGCAATTACCTATGACAAAGCCGAATTGCGTTCCATTACGCGCGCGTTTAAAGCAATGGACGACGAAGCGATTGACCAAGCAAAACAAACATCTAGCGCGCTGGCAGATTATGTCCGCGGAAAGATTATTCAAACCGCCAGCGGTGTCACCCGCAATCGCCTGGATAACAAAGTCGCCGAAGGCGCGCGTGTTTCCAAATCATCAAAGATCGGCGAAATTTCATTTGGTTTTGCAGGTCAAAAGTTAAGTGGTGGCGGTACGACACAACAACTTTGGGGCGGTTCAGAATTTGGTTCAAATCGCTATAAGCAATTTCCAGTCTGGTCAGGTCGGGAAGGTCGCGGGTCACGCGGTTGGTTTATCTATCCAACGCTAAGATCAGCCCAACCCGAAATCATCAAAAAATGGGAAGAAGCATTTTCCAAGATAGTTAGGAAGTACGACTAATGGCAGGTTCTAGAACCCTTAAATTATCGATACTTGCTGAGACAAAAGACCTGGTCGCTGGGTTAAACACTGCCAGCAAAGAGACTCAGTCATTTGGGGATAAAGCGACAGAATTTGGAAAAAAGGCGGCATTGGCATTTGCCGTCGCAGGTGCAGCCGCACTGAAGTTTGGTGCTGATGCAGTCAAAGCAGCAGCTGAGGACGCAGCAGCACAGGAAAAACTTGCCGAAACTATTAGATCAACGACAAACGCCACAACTGCACAAATCAAAGGCGTTGAAGATTACATAACGAAAACATCAATTGCGGTTGGTGTCACAGACGATCAATTGCGCCCAGCGTTCAGCCGTTTAGTTCGAAGCACAAAGGATACTGAAGAAGCCCAGCGTTTATTGAATCTTGCACTTGACCTCAGTGTTGCTACTTCAAAACCAGTCGAAACGATCGCCAATGCATTGGGTCGCGCATACGACGGAAATACCACCGCATTAGGCAGACTTGGTTTAGGACTTGACGCAAATCTTTTGAAATCAAAAGACAATGAAGCGATCATCAAATCACTTGAAACAACTTATGGACGATTTGCCGAAGGCGCAGCCGAAACCGCAGCGGTTAAATTTGAACGAATTAGAATTGCAACTGACGAAGCAAAAGAATCAATCGGTGCAGCCTTATTGCCGGTGGTTGAGCGTCTTTCAGATTACGTTTTGAACACAGTTGTACCAAATCTTGAATCATTTATCAACGGTCTTACAGGCAAGGGAAGTCTTACTGAAGCCAGCGAGAATGCAACCAGCGGGGCATTTAAGTTTGGCGAGCAAGTTAAAAAGGTCATAAAAACAGTAATCGACTTAAAAGACGAGTTAAAAGTTGTCGCTGGAATCATTGCCACGGTTTTTGTTGTTTCCAAAATTGCCGCAGCCGTTCAAGGCACGATTGCTTTAATCAAAACATTAACGGCAGCGTACGCAACGCTTCGAAACACCGCATTAGCAGCTGCCATTGCTTCACGATTTGCAGTCAATCCATTCTTAGGTCTTGCGAGCGCAGCGGCAATCGCTGGTGCAATTTATGGCGCAACGAAGATTTTTGGCAATGACGACGACGCACCAAGCGCACCATTCACGGGTTCAATCCCATTTGCTTCAGGTTTTGCGCCACCTTCAGGCGGTGGTGGTGGTACATCATTACCAACAGTTAAAACCCCGACAGTTACCGTTCCAAGCACGGGCGGTATAAGCACCGCGTCGAATGTTGCTGCCACGGCTGCTGCTGCGGCTTCAAACGTCGTAAGTGGGTCATTTGACCCTGGTCGTTTCAGAATGGCAGAAAACGCAGGCATGGGCACAACCATCAATCTGACCGTGACAGGCGCATTTGACCGTGAAGGTACTGCACGAACAATCGTGGACACTTTAAACAATTCCTACTATCGCGGCACAGGTGGCGCAACTAACCTGCAAATGGCATGACGCAGTGGTCTCCCGTTTGGAAAGTCACACTAGACGGAACGGAATACACAAACGCCGTCCTGGCTAACTTGACGATTCGCAGTGGTCGAACCAACATTTATGAGCAAGCACAAGCGGGTTATGTCAATCTTGAGTTATTAGACGTCAATCAAACGGCAATTCCGATCAACATCAATTCAACAATCACCGTTGAGGTCAAGGATACGTCGGGCACATTTGTGCCAATCTTCGGTGGCAACGTTGTTGACATTGGTTTGGAAGTTCGTGACGTGGGTTCGACCATGTTCACGCAGACTTATTCAATCACGGCATTGGGTGCATTGGCACGTTTGCCGAAGGTGATTTTTACTGACGGCTTAGCCCGTGATTTTGAGGGCGACCAAATCTATGAAGTTTTACAAACAGTTTTATTTAATACCTGGGCACAGGTCGCACAATTGGTTACATGGGGCACATACACCCCAGCGGGCACAACATGGGCGAATGCTGAAAATAACGGTTTGGGTGAAATCGATCGCCCTGGCAATTATGACCTTGCAGCCCGTGGCAGTGGACAAGACCCAATTGACGTTTATTCGTTGGTTTCAGCATTGGCAACCTCAGGGCTCGGTTATTTATACGAGGACGCACAAGGTCGCATTGGTTATGCCGATTCAACCCACCGCACCCAATACCTAAGCGCAAATGGCTATGTTGATCTTGACGCCAACCACGCCCGTGCAGCTGGTTTGCGCATTGAAACCCGCGTAGGCGACGTACGCAATGCGATAACAATCAAATACGGCGCGACCAGCAGCAGTGACGTCAGCGCAAGTGACGCTGATTCAATTGCTATTTATGGCAACCTTGCCCAAATAATCACAACCACATTGCATGACGCAACTGACGCCAACAATCAGGCAGCATTTTATTTATCGCTTCGTGCCAATCCGCAGCCTATCTTCAGCCAAATTACTTTTGATTTAACCAACCCTGAAATTGACAATGCTGACCGTGATGCATTGATCAATGTTTTCATGGGTGAAGCAATCAGCCTCAATAACCTGCCCACAAACATGTCGTCGGGTACATTCCAGGGCTTTGTGGAAGGCTGGTCATTTCAAGCCGCGTATAACCGTTTAAGCGTCACCTTATTATTGTCTCCATTGGCTTATTCATTGCAGGCAATGCGCTGGAATGACGTACCGATCACCGAAACATGGTCAAGCGTGTCGCCGACATTAACTTGGACAACTGCCACAATTGTGGCTTAACAAAGGAGAACCCATGCCAAACCCGACCACTAACTTTAGTTTTCAAATGCCTACTTCGACGGACTTGGTTACGGATTTACCGGCTGATTTTGCTGTTTTTGGTGACGCGGTAGATTCAACAATTGCCCAATACACAACAAAGTTGCAATTTAACCCACAATCAGGCACGTCATACACCTTGGTTGCTGGTGATGTCGGAAAATTGGTGACATTGTCAAATGCTTCCGCGATCACCGTGACGATTCCGCCTTCCGTTTTTGTTGCAGGTAACACAATCAACATTCAGCGCACTGGTACAGGTTTGCCAACATTTTCACAGGGCGCAGGCGTGACCATTACTTCAACAGGTGCAACGGCTTCAGCACCAAAATTGCGCGTTCAGTATTCAGCATGCACAGTTATTTGCACCGCTTCAAACCAATTTACAATTGTTGGTGACATTTCGTGATTATTCCTGGAATTGTCGCTTCCAGTGTCGTAAAACTAGAGGTAACTGGTGGCACGCTTTACACGGGTGGCGGCTATAACTACCGTGTTTTCAATTCTTCTGGGACTTTAACGGTTACGGGTTCAAATTTGAATTGTGACATTTTAGTCGTATCAGGCGGTGGTGGTGGTGCTTACGGCGGCGCGGGTGGCGCAGGTGGTATGCGTACTTATACAAGTCAAAGCCTTTCACCCAATAGTTATTCAATAACAATCGGCGCGGGTGGCGCAGGTGGAGTTTCAAACAACAGTGGTGGGCAAGTAGGTGTGCAAGGTTCATCTACATCAATTAGCGTAGTTTCTTTGTCTACAACTGGTGGCGGTCGTGGTGGTGGTTCTCCAGTTAGTGCGGCTAATGATGGCGGTTCAGGTGGTTCTGTTTATCCAAATGTTGGCGGTGCTGGAACAGGCATTTCAGGAGAAGGAAACAACGCAGGCACAGGCGCAGGTGCGCCAAATTATCCGTCAGGCGGTGGCGGTGGTAAAAATGCAGCTGGTGGCAATGCAACAACCACTGTTGCTGGTTCAGGTGGCGCGGGATTAGACACTGCTATTTCAGGCGGTAGCACAACAGGCGCAGGTCAATTGGTTAGTGGTGTTTATTATTTTTCAGGTGGTGGCGGTGGTGGTACTTATCAGGGCGGCACTGCTGGCACAGGTGGTAATGGTGGCGGCGGCGCAGGTTCATCAACAGGTAATGGAACAAATGGTTTAGCCAACACAGGCGGCGGTGGTGGTGGCGGCGCGCAGTCCCCAGGTACGGGAGACGATTATCGTGCGGGTGGTTCAGGCGGTTCAGGAATTGTGATCGTGAGGTACGAAGCATGAGTCATTTTGCAGAATTAGACGAAAACAACAAAGTCATTCGCGTTCTTGTATGCGATAACAATGACCCAGCAGGTGACGAGGGCTATTCATGGCTTGTTGATAATCTTGGCGGCACATGGATTCAAACGTCATACAATGCGACGATTAGAAAAAACTATGCTGGCATTGGTTTTACATACGACGAAATACTTGACGCATTTATTCCACCAAAATGCCATGATCAAGCAATCTTGAATGAAACAACTGCGCAATGGATTTGCGAGAATGAGGAACATAATGTCGAATTATCCTGATGGTACAAATGCCAGGTTGATCGAAGTCGCGGCAGCTGAAGTCGGCACAATCGAAGAAGGCAACAACCTGACAAAGTACGGCAAATTTACAAAGGCGGACGGTTTGCCATGGTGTGGAAGTTTTGTCAATTGGTGTGCAGCCCAGGCAGGTGTCAAGATTCATTCAGTTGTCAGCACTGCAATCGGCGCACATAAATTTAAAGAAATTCAACGCTGGTCAGGTATGCCGCAATTAGGCTATTTGGCATTCATGGACTTTCCGCATGACGGCGTTGATCGCATTTCACACATTGGAATTGTTGTCGGACTTATCGACACAAAGACATGTTTGACGATCGAAGGTAACACCAGCGGGACAGGCGACCAGCGCAATGGCGGCATGGTAATGGTGAAGATTCGGTCATACGGTGAGGGCAAGGAAATTGTCGGTTTCGGCATTCCAAAGTTCGTGCCGTATAAGGGCGAATTTCCAAAGATCGAAATACCTACAACGGCAGCAAAGCCAAAGAAGGAGACAAAAAAATGGTCGAAGCCAAAGCAATAGCAGCGTCTTGGGCGCGTTCATTTATGGCGGCAGCACTTGCCCTATACATGGCGGGTGTTACTGACCCAAAGACTTTAGCCATGGGCGGCGTTGCAGCCGTTGCACCAGTGATTTTGCGCTGGCTTAACCCAAACGACAAAGCCTTCGGTTCTACGGGGAAGTGAACCGACGATTCGCGGCGGCTGGGTTGGTTTGGGCACTTGCACTAACCCAGTCCGCTTGCGGGTATCAAGGTTGGGTG